ATGGATGCCTCGATTGCTCCGGCCTCGCGGGCCGCCGCGGTGACGCCGAATGACAGTGCGATTGTCGGCGCGCGTGCGCTTTATATCGGCACGGCGGGCGACGTGGCGATTGCGCCGCGTCGGGACATGGACCCTGTCATTTTCAAGAGCGTGCCGGCCGGGACGATCCTGCCGGTGCATGCCGCGATCGTGGCGCTGACCGGGACGACGGCGTCCAATATCGTCGCGCTGTTCTGAGCGTTCAGACGCGGACCGATGGGCAGACCGACCAAGTTCAGCCAGGCGCTGGCCGAGAAGATCTGCGATCGCATTGCCGACCGGGAAAGCCTGCGGTCGATCTGTCGCGACGATGCGATGCCGGCGAAATCGACGGTGCTTTCCTGGCTCGCCGACGAGGACAAGGCGGCGTTTCGGGCGCGTTATGCGCTGGCGCGCGAGATCCTTGCCGACGGCTTTGTCGATGAACTGGTCGAGATTGCCGACGACAGCAGCAATGACTGGATCGAAAAGAAGAATGCCGCCGGCGAAACCACCGGCTGGCAGGAGAACGGCGAGGCGATCCGCCGCTCGCAGCTGCGCATCGCCACCCGGCAATGGGTGGCCGAAAAGCTGCGGCCGAAGAAATACGGCGCCAAGGTCGAGCCCGAACAGGGCGTTAGCGGCGAAGTTTCGCAACTGCTGGAAGATATCAATGGCAAGACGCGCGGACTTCCAAGCGGCGGTTGACCGGTTTTCCGACTGGCGCTGGCGGTTGAACAATCTCTACTGGATCACCGACAAGGCGGGCAAACGCGTCCGGTTCGAAATGAACCTGATGCAGATGACCTTCTTCGAGGAGATGCATTATCTCAACGTGCTCTTGAAGGCCCGGCAGCTGGGGCTGACTACTTTCATCCAGATCTTCATGCTCGATGCCTGCGTCTTCAATCGGGACATCAGAGCCGGCACCATCGCCCATACGCTCGGCGACGTGCAGACGATCTTCCGGGACAAGATCAAATATCCCTATGACAATCTGCCCGAAGGCATCCGCAACGCCGTGCCCGTCGTCAGGACCAACCAGACCGAATTGCTGCTCGCCAACAATTCGAGCATCCGCGTCGGCACCTCGCTGCGCTCGGGAACGCTGCAATATCTGCATATCTCGGAATACGGGAAGCTTTGCGCCAAATATCCCGACAAGGCACGGGAAGTCAGGACCGGTGCTCTGAATACGGTGCAGGCCGGCCAGCTGGTCTTCGTCGAAAGCACGGCGGAGGGCCAGGAAGGGCATTTCTATTCGCTCTGCGAGGACGCCCAGGTCAAGCAGCGCCAGGCGGCTAAGCTGACCGAGCTCGACTTCAAGTTCCACTTCTTTCCCTGGTGGAAGGAGCCGCAATATTCGATTGCGCCTGAGGGCGTCATCATCAGCGACGGCTTTGCCAAATATTTCCGTGAGCTTGGCGAGCAGGGGATCACGCTGACGGAGGGCCAGAAGGCCTGGTACGTCAAGAAGGCCGAGATCCAGCTCGGCGACATGAAGCGCGAATATCCCTCGACGCCCGCCGAAGCCTTCGAAGCAAGCGTCGAAGGCGCCTATTATGCCGATCAGATGGCGGTGGCGGACGCCGAGGAGCGCATCGGCGTTTTCCCGCATGTGGAAGGCTATCCCATCCACACCATCTCCGACATCGGCATGGACGATGCCAACAGCGTCTGGCTGTTTCAGGTGCTGCCCGGCCGGGTCAGGATGATCGGCTATTTCGAGCATACCGGCACCGGCATGGACGGCATGCTCGACGAGCTGGAGCGGCGGGCGGGCGAACATGGCTATGTCTATGGAGTCCACAACATGCCGCACGACATCAAGGTGCGGGAATGGACGCGCGGCGGCATGACACGCATCGAAGTCATGCTGAGAGAGATCAAGGCCCGCGGCCTCGGCACGGTGCGCAAGGTCGAGCGCGCCTATGTCCACGACCGCATCAACGGCACGCGGCGCATCCTGGCAAAGGTCGAGTTCGACCAGGCCGGCTGCGCCGACGGCATCAAATGCCTGCGCAATTACCGCAAGGACTGGGACGAGGATCTCGGCGTCTTCCGCGACGAGCCGCTGCACAACTGGGCTTCGCATGGGGCGGATGCTTTCGGCGGTCTCGCCATCATCTTCACCGGCCTGGCGCCCGAACCGCTGAAGCCTGAGCCCAAGCGGCTGCCGACCTTCCAGACGATGACCTTCAACGAATTTGCCGATGCCACCCCCAGAACTAGCGAGCGTGTTTGATGGAAGACGAGATAACGGCTTTTGAGGGCGGAGAGCGCTGGGATCCGGCAAAGGTCGGCGCCCATTGGCAGCAGGAGCTCGAACGCGCCCAGCGCTATTTCAAGGCCTGGCACGACCGCTGCGTCAAGATCGAGAAGATCTATCTCGACCAGCAATCGGACCAGACGAGCGCGGCCAAGCGCCGCTTTCCGATGCTCTGGGCCAATACCGCGGTGCTGCAGCCGGCCGTCTATGCCCGCGTGCCGCAGCCGGTGGTCGAGCGCCGCTTCAAGGATGCCGATCCGGTGGCCCGCATCGCCTCCGAGCTCGTCGAGCGCAATCTCGCCTATACCGGCCAGGAGGCCGATCTCGATTCCATCATGCGCGCGGTACGCGACGATTTCCTGCTCTGCGCCCGCGGCACGGTGTGGCTGCGTTATGAGGCCGATTTCGAACCGCTCGATATGGGTTTTGCGCCCTCGGATCCCGCCGCGAACGGCTTGTTTGGCGAAATGGCCAACCGCTCGCTGGAAGCGATCGCCGACGAGCGCGTCTGCATCGATTACGTCCACTGGTCGGACTTTTTGCACTCGCCGGCGCGCCGCTGGAAGGATGTGACCTGGGTGGCGCGGCGGGTGCCGATGACCGACGAGGAAATGGAAAAACGCTTCGGCCGTGAGGCGATGGCTTCAGGGGCGGCGCAAGCGGCGGCGAGCGGCAGCGGCGCCAGCCAGGCCGAGCGGGCCGAGAACGAGGGCAAGACCCATGTCTGGGAAATCTGGTGCAAGAATGAGAATTATACCGTCTGGATCGCCGACGGCTCGCCGGTCGCACTTGAGGTTTCCGAGCCGCCGCTCGATCTGACGCATTTTTGGCCATGCCCGCGCCCGGCCTACGGCACCATGTCGACGAGCTCGCTGATCCCGGTCCCGGACTATGTCTATTACCAGCAGCAATGCGACGAGATCGACCTGCTGACCAGGCGTATCAACAAGCTGACCGATCAGCTGCGGCTGAAGGTCTTCTATCCCTCCGGCGACGGCACGATCTCGCCGGCGATCGAGAAGGCGATGCGGCCTGAAAACGACATGGTGATGGTGCCGATCCCGGAATGGGCGGCATTCACCGACAAGGGCGGCTCGAAGGCGGTGGTGACGCTGCCGATCGACGAGGTGCAGAAGGTGATCGTCGCCTGCATGGCGGCGCGCAAGCAGCTGATCGAGGACGTCTACCAGATCACCGGCATATCGGACATCGTGCGCGGCGACACGCAGGCGTCAGAGACGGCGACCGCGCAGCGCATCAAGAGCCAATGGGGCTCGATTCGCATTCGCGACCGCCAGGCCGAGCTTGCCCGCTTCGCCCGCGACATCATCCGCCTTGCCGGCGAAATCATCTGCGATCAGTTCCAGCCGGAAACGCTGATGCTCGTCAGCGGCATCAAGCTGCCGACCGTAGCTCAGAAGCAGCAGGTCGAGATGCAGATGCAGCAGATGCAGATTGCGGCGCAGCAGGCGGCGATGCGGGCCGAGCAGATGGGCCAGCCGGCCCGATCGCCCGCCAAAATGGCGCCCTCCGAAATGGCGCCGCCCGAACTGCCGCCGCAGCTGCAGCAGATGATGGGGCAGCCGACGATCGACGAGGTGGTGCAGCTCCTGCGCAATGACAGCATTCGCGGTTTCCAGATCGAGATCGAAACGGATTCGACGATCGAGCCCGACGAGGACGCCGAAAAGCAGCGCCGCATGGAATTCGTCCAGATGGTCGGCGGCTTCATGCAGCAGGCGGGCGCGATGGCACAGCAGTCGCCGCTGCTGGTGCCTGTGATGGTCGAGACGCTGCTCTTTGCCGCCCGCGGCTTCAGGGCCGGCCGTCAGCTGGAAAGTATGCTGGAGCAGGTGGGAGGCCAGCTCTCGCAGGCGGCGAGCGCCCCAAAGCCGGAGCCGCAGCCTTCGCCGGCCGAGATGCTCAAGCTGAAGACGGCCGAGGTGAAGGCCGGCGCCGAACAGCGCAAGGCCGAGCTCGGCGTGGCGCAGGCCGAGATCGAACACCGCGCCACGCTGGCGAAGGCGCGCAGCGAGGCGGCGGCTCAGGCGCTGCAGCAGATCCAGGCGCAGCCGGCCTATCACTAGCTCCGAGAGGCGAAGATGAGAGAACGTTATTGCCGCGTCTGCGGCGGCTGGCATGAACTCGACAAATGGCCGCACAATTGCATGCCGGTGAAAAACCTTGCGCAGTCGGACCTGCCGGCGCCGCATTTCGTCAGCGACACGATCGAGATCCAGTCGATGCATGACGGCCGGCACTACACCTCGAAAGCCAAGCTGCGTTCCGCCTATCGGGCGGCCGGCGTGGTCGAGATCGGCAATGAGAAGCCGCAGCCGATCGAAAAACCCAAGGCGGACCGGAAGGCGATCCGCAACGAATTGCGGCGGGTCTACGCCGAATACAACGCCTGAACGGGCATCAATCCCCGAAATAGGAACTTTCCCACATGGATATGGAAGACCTGAACGAGGCCGGCAACGGCAGCGAAGACTTTGACGCGGAAAAGCCAGTCAGCGTCCGCGACAGCCTGAAGGCGGCGATCGACAGCGTCGAAGGCGGGCCGGGAGATCTGCCGGGCCAGCCGCGCGACGGCGAAAATGGCCGCTTCCTGCCCAAGGGCCAGGAGCAGGCCGCTGCCGCCCGGACAGGGCAGGCGGCCCCGGGAGCTCATGGCGCACAGCAGGAAGGCGAGATCAACAGCCGGCAACAGCCCGTCGTCGGCAACCGGGTTCCGCCCGGCTGGTCGGCGGAAGCCAAGGCGCAGTTTTCAAATCTGCCGAGGGAAGTGCAGGCGGCGATCGCCAAGCGGGAGCAGGAGGTCGATCGCGGCTTCCGCGTTCTGCAGGATTACAGGGGGCTCGAAGAATTCACCCCGATCGTCCGCCAGGCCGGCATGACCCATGCCGATGTCATGCGCCGGGCGATCGAATGGGAAAACGCGCTGATCCGCGATCCCGTCAACACCGTGCTTCATGTCGCCAAGGTGGCCGGGGTCAACCTTCACGCCCTGGTCAACGGACGGGCAGGGGAGGCCCTTCAGCGACACGAGCAGGCAGCGCCGCAACCTCGGCCAATCAATGTCGAGGCCACGGTCGAACATGTTTTACGGAAGAGGGACACCGAAACTCAGGTCGATGCCTTTCTTTCCGATCCGGCCAATGCGCATGCCGAAGACGTTCTCGACGACATGGTCGCCCTCATCAATGCGGGGCGGGCATCGACACTTCAGGACGCCTACGACGCCGCATGCTGGATGCGACCGGACATTCGCCAGCAGTTGATCAGCCAGACTGCGCCGGCCTTCGTCCGAGAACAGCATACCCAGAGGGCCGCAGCGGCAGATCAAGCCCGCCGCGCCTCGCGATCCATCTCTGGCTCTTCCGCGCCGGGCCCGACCCGCGATGCGGCAAGAGGCCAGCCCACCTCCATCCGCGACTCGCTGCGCGACGCCATGCGTTTTTCGCGCGGCCAAGTCTGATCAAAGGCCAAGTCTGATCAAAGGAATGATCGATGCCCATTTCGCCCAACCTCTCTGAAATCGTCACCACGACGCTGCGCAATCGCAGCGGCACGGTCGCCGACGACGTGACGAAGAACAACGGTCTTCTCACCCGTCTCAACAGCCGCGGCCGCAAGAAGCCGGTTTCCGGCGGCCGCACCATCGTCCAGGAGCTGCAATATCAGGAGAACAGCACCTTCAAGCGCTATTCCGGCTACGACATTCTGAACGTCCAGCCCTCCGACGTCATCACCGCTGCCGAATACGACCTGAAGCAGGCGGCGGTCGCCGTCTCCATGTCCGGCCTGGAACAGCTGCAGAATTCCGGCGAGGATGCGATCCTCGACCTGCTCGAGCAGCGCATCGAGAATGCCGAAACCACTTTGAAGAACAACATCGCGCTCGACTGCTATTCCGACGGCACGGCCGACGGCGGCCGGCGGCCTGCAGCTGCTGATCTCGACCTCGCCGACATCAGGCACGGTCGGCGGCATCTCGCGCGCCACCTGGGGTTTCTGGCGCAACCAGAAATTCTCGGCCTCGGCCGATGGCGGCGCGGCGGCCACCAACGCCAACATCCAGAGCTACATGAACCGGCTCTATATGTCCTGCGTGCGCGGCTCCGACGCCCCCGATCTCGTCGTCGCCGACAACAACTTCTTCCGCCTCTACTGGGAATCGCTGCAGGCGATCCAGCGCATCACCTCGGCCGACAAGGGCATGGCCGGCTTCCAGTCGCTGCAGTACATGGGCGCCGACGTGATCTTCGACGGCGGCTTCGGCGGCGGCGCGCCTTCCAACCAGATGTTCTTCCTGAACACCAAATACCTGTTCTACCGCCCGCACCGCGACCGCGACATGGCGCCGATCGGCGACGAGCGCATGAACACCAACCAGGATGCCTTCGTGCAGCTCATGGGCTTTGCCGGCAACCTCACCATGAACAACGCCTTCCTGCAGGGCGTGCTGTTCGCCTGATCGAACGAAAGGAACAAGCAAATGTCGATCGCAACCATCCAGTCCGATCGTCTTGGCGCGAACCCGTTCGTCGTCGAAGGCCCGATCGTTTCCGGCTCCGGTATTCCCGGGCCGAACTTCGCCCTCGGCGCCGTTGCCGGCGGCGACCGTGAAGCCGAATGGGTCTATTGCCAGCTGGTGCTGGCGTCGCAGACGACCCTTCAGCCCGGTCAGTGGTTCCAGTGGACCAAGGACTATGTCGCTTCGCTGCTGACCACGGCGGGCGCCGTCGTCGGCCAGCGCTGCGGCGTCTTTTCGGGGGCCGCCCAGCCGCCGACGCTGACCGGCGGCCCGGTTGGCGCCATCACCCTGGCAGCCGGCACCTATTACCTCTGGCTGCAGCGCAACGGCCAGGCGCCGTCGCAGGTGGCGAGCGCAACGGCGGCTCTCGTCGTTGCCGAAACCACCACCACCGCAGGCCAGGCAAGCGCCCCGGCCTCGGCGACCGTCGGCACCAAGGCGATCGCCAACGTCAACTTCGCCGCCGCCAACCAGACGTTTACGGCAACCACCGTCAACGGCTCCAGCCTGCTGACCGGCCTTGCCGGCCTGAATGCCGGCTCCGGCCCGTTCATCGGCGCGGCCGTCGCCGGAACCGGTATATCAGGCGGCACGACGATTGCGGGCATCACCTACAGCCCGAACGGCGTCGTCCAGAGCATCACGCTCTCGGCCAATGCGACGGCCAACGGCACCGGCGTCACCATCACGGCGACGGGCGTGCTGGAGGCGACGCTGATGCGGCCGTTTCTGTCGAAGGTGAACTAAGCCGTCGACCTTTCCATGTTTGGCGTGCCCCTCATCCGCCTGCCGGCACCTTCTCCCCGTAAACGGGGCGAAGGGGGCAGGCTGCGAGCTCTCCGTTCCCACAGACCTTTCGCAGGGCACGTCCCCTCTCCCCGCAAGCGGGGAGAGGGCTAGGGTGAGGGGCAGTCACCGGCACGACATCACAGCGGCGCTTCGGCGCCGCATCTCCCCGCCATCAACAGCGAGACCAGCAAATGCCCGACAACACCGGAATCTACGCCTCCTTCAGCCTCGAACCGGTCGAACAGACCTTTCTGACCGAGAAAGAAGGCCGGCCGATTTTTGCCGACAAGGAATTCGTCCGCATCTTCATCGCGGGCGACAAGCACACCGAAGTCTATCGCGAGGTGACCGACAACGACAAAATCCGCTTAGCCGACGCCTATAAGCGGTTCAAGGAGGGTGCCGCCGCCCGCGAGCAGCTGACCGGCACGCCGCTTGCGCAATGGCCCTATCTGAAGCCCAGCCAGATCAAGGAACTGGAGGCGGTCAATATCTATACCGTCGAACAGCTGGCGGCGCTCTCCGACACCGCCAAGCAGAAGATCGGCATGGGCGCCAACGAGCTGACCGCGGCCGCCCGCGCCTATCTCGCGACCGCCGAGAACTCCAGCGCCGCTTCCGCCTTTGCCGCCGAAAACGAGCGGCTGAAGGACGAGGTGAGCCGCCTGCAGGCGCAGATGAAGGAGATGGCCGCCCGCTTCGAGGCGCTCGAAAAGGACGGCGAAGGCGGCAAGGGCCGCAGCCGGCAGGCGGCCTGAGGAAGCGCTGGCACAAGCCGCCCCCTCATCTGCCTGCCGGCATCTTCTCCCCGCTGGGGAGAAGGGACTGGTGGAGGCGTCTCTTCCTCGCCGCGCGTTTGAAGAGACCGGCGGGCTTGCAGCTTGTCCCTCTTCTCCCCAGCGGGGAGAAGGTGGCCCGAAGGGTCGGATGAGGGGGCTACACGGCACACCCTCTCAAATTCACCTATTGCCCACAGCTTTGCTCTGAACCGGAGATCCCCCGCATGTCGCTGCTGACCATCATTCAGAACGTCTGCGCGGAGATCGACCTCGATCCGCCGACGGCCGTCATGTCTTCGGCGGATCCGCAGATCATGCAGCTGCGCATCCTCTCCACTCGCGCCGGTCGCGACCTGATGCGGGCGCATGACTGGTCGGCGCTGATGGTGAGGCGGCAATTCGCAGCGACGGGTGCTGCCCCCGAGCCGGACGAGCCGCCCGGCGACTGGGACCGTTTCGCCGCCAATGCCAGGATCTGGAACGTCTCGCGCCTCTGGTCGCTCAACGGCCCGGTGGAGCCGCAGACCTGGCAGCGTCATCAGATCCTCAATGCCAACCCGGTGCCGCAGATCTGGCGCATGGCCGGCGGCAGGCTCGACATCTACCCGAACGTTGCCGGCGAGACGTTGGAATATGCCTATATCTCCGGCTTCTGGGTGGCGGTGAATGGCGGCGCCACCACCGCCGGCAACTGGGCCAACGACACCGATACCGCCCGTTTTCCCGAAGAGCTTCTCGAACTCTCACTGATCTGGCGCTGGAAGCGGGCCAAGGGCCTCGACTATGGCGAGGAGCTCGCCAGCTTCGAACGATCCAAGGAAGCCGCAATCGGCGCCGACCGCGCCGCAAGCCCTGTCGACCTCTCGCTGCCGGCGAGGGGACAGGCGCCGGAAAATTATTGGCCCGGCACAATCACGGTTGAGACCCCATGACCCGCACACCTGTTCCCCCGAACGGCCGCACCCGCCGCGTTTCGCCAGGTAAGGACTGGATCGCGCCGATCGGCGGCTGGCGAACCGATGTCGAGATGGCCGATATGCCCGAGGATGCAGCCTTTCAGCTCGACAACTTCTTTCCCGAGGCAAACCGGGTGCGCGCCCGCTACGGTTTTCTCGCCTTTGCCAACGGTCTCGGCGCCGACGTGCAGACGGTCATTCCCTATTCCGGCGTGACCAACCGGCTGTTTGCCGCCGCAGGCGACAAGATCTTCGACGTGACGGTCGGCGGTGCTGCCGGCGCGCCCGTCGTCTCGGGGCTGGCCAGCGCCCATTGGTCGGTGCAGCAATATACCAATCCGGCCGGCCAGGAATTCCTGCGCCTCGTCAACGGCCTCGATACGCCGCTGATTTTCAACGGCACCTCCTGGACGAACAATTTCCTGGTCGGCACGGCGACGCTCGCCACCCAGAATGTCGCCGTGCGCAACACGGCCTATACGCTGAGCTTCTTCGGCACCGGCTCTGTCACGCTTTCGGGCGCCTTTTCGGGCACCTTGAACGGCACGGGCGCCGGCAACCGGGTGTCGCTCTCCTTCACCCCGGCGGCCGGCACGCTTGTCGTCACCGTGACGGGAACGGTCACCAATGCGCAGCTCGAAAAGGGCGCGGCCGCCACGCCCTATGTCGCGTCGACGATGATAACAGGCATATCCGACGCCTCGCTGCTTGCCGCCGTCACCGCCTATCGCTCGCGCCTGTGGTTCATCGAGAAGAACTCGACCAATGTCTGGTACCTCGCGACCGACGCCGTCAGCGGCGCGGCCACGGTCCTGCCCGTCGGCGGCAACATGAAATATGGCGGCACGCTGGTGGCGATCAACGTCTGGACGATCCCGGTTGCGACAGGGCTGCAGCAGTGCCTGGTGCTGATCTCCTCCGAGGGCGAGGCGATCGTCTTCCAGGGATCCGATCCGTCGAGCGCTTCCAATTGGGGCCTGATCGGCACCTTCAAGCTCGGCCGGCCGCTCGGCAGCGACCGCTGCCTGCTGTCGGTCGGCGCCGATCTGGCGATCATGACGACCGACGGGATCGTGCCGATCACCAAGGCGGTGCAGCTCGATCGCGGCGCCACCAGCCTTGGGGCGATTACATCAAGGATCGGCCCGACCTGGCGCGAGACGGTGGCGGCGGCCGGCACGACCTCGCAGGAGTGGCAGCTTTCGAGTTTTCCGGCGCGGCAAATGGCGATCGTCAACCTGCCGTCCTCCTTCGGCCCCTATCAATATGTGATGAACACCGAGACCGGTGCCTGGTGCCGCTTCGTCGGCATGCCGGCCTCCTGCTCGGCGACATGGCAGGACCGGCTGTTCTTCGGCGCGGCCAACGGCACGCTCTACGAGGCGGAAGTCGGGGCGAACGACAATGGCGCGGCGATCGACGCGCTGATGGTCGGCGCCTGGAGCCGCTTCGGCGACGGGCTTTCGACCAAGCTGTCGAAGCTGATCGGCGTGACGGCGCAGATCGGCGTTTCGACGCTGATGTATGGCGGCATTTCGGTTGACTACCAGACCAAGGTGCCGACCGCACTTCTGTCGTCGGTCGAGAACAGTGCGGCGGCGAAATGGGGAACGGCGGTCTGGGGTGTTTCGAAATTCCCCGGCATTTCGCTGGTGCGCAAATTCGCCTCCGCCGGCGGCGCCGGTTCGGCGCTTGCACCGACGATCCGCGCGCTGATCTCCGGCTCGTCGGGCTCCGTCTCGGAAGCCGCGGTCGTCGGCGGCTCGGTGCTCTACGAGAGGGGCGCGCCGATTTGATCGTCTCAGAACCCAGCGCCGAGATCGCCGCCTGGGTCGGCGCCAGGATCGGAGTGGAATTCCACCCGCCCTATACCACGCTTGCCCATGTCGACCGCGGCCGGATCATCGCCGGCTTCGTCTTCAACGTCTGGACCGGCCACGATGTCGAGATCTCGCTCGCCGCCGAGCGGCTGTCGCTGACGCTGATGCGGGCAGTGTTCGACTATGTCACCCGCCAGCTCGGCTGCCGCCGCGCCACCTGCCGCACCCGCGCCGACAACAGCAATGCGCAGAAGCTGCTTGGCGGACTCGGTGCTGAGCCGGAAGGCCGCCAGCGCGGCTATTTCGGCGATTGCGACGGCCTGCTTTACGGAATCATGAAAGAGGATTTTCCCTATGGTCTCCACGCCAAAGGCCCCGAAGGCGCCTGA